CACAAAGTCCCAAGAAGCAAGAAAGCGTCAAATTGCGGAACTGGCTTATGCAAAACTTAACTACCGATAACTTGGAGAAATTATGAGCGAAGAACAACTAGACCGCAGAGCATTATTAGAACAGGCATTGGAGTCAGCAGATGAAGAACCCATGGAAACAGAGGCGGTTTCGAGTAAGGATATTCCCGAGGAGTCCCCTGAAGTTGAAGTTAGCCATGAGGACAGAGAAGAGCCTGCCGAGGATATTTCTGCTACTGAACCTACGGAGTCGGATGAAGAACCGCAGGAGAAGCTAACTCGCCCTTCTACTTGGAAAAAGGAATATGTCAGTATTTGGGACAAAATGGAAAAAGGCGAGCAAATTAACAAGGATGACTTTGTAAAATTTGCCGAATATGCTAACCAGCGAGAGTCCGAGTACAAGAAAGGCGTAAGTACCTATAAAGCTGAAGCTGACCGTGCTAAGTCGTATGAAAACGCTATTGCCCCTTATGCGGATAACTTACAAAAACGAGGAATTCAGCCTACGCAATACATTGAAAACCTAGTCCGTGCAGAGCAAATTTTGTCTAATGCACCATACCAACAAAAAGTCCAAGCATTTCAAAAACTTGCGTCAGATTATGGTATACAATTAAATAGTGGACAAGTAACACAACTTGACCCATACACGCAACAACTGATGAACCAGTTAAATATGGTAAACCAGGAAGTTTCAAGCATTAAAGGTCGGTTTGCCCAAGAGGAAAACCAACGCTTAATGGGTGAAATTGAAAGAGTACGAAGTGATGTGGAGAAATTTCCACATTTTGATGCGGTAAGGGAAGAAATGGCTCAACTACTTGAGCTAGGGAAAGCCCAAGACCTAGAAACAGCTTACAAGAAAGCTGTGCGTATGAATGATGATGTTTGGGAATTAGAACAGGAAAGACTCCTTAGTACAGCCAGACACCAATCTTCTAAAGCACAGCAAGTAGCGAAAGCGAAGGCGGCAGCAGTAAGCCCAAAGTCCACTACTCCTAGTGGAAAAGTGGCAGAACCTGGCGATAAAAAGGATAGGCGGTCTTTAATTGCAGAACAATTAGGTGACGCAATGAGCCGCAGGGTTTAACTAGCCAATTTTGGCACATTTTTTTAAGGATATATCATGGCATTCGCTAACTCAGCAATCACCGATATTATCGCTACAACGATTCAAAGTCGTAGCGGTGAACTCGCAGATAACTTAACACAAAACAACGCTATTCTTCAGCGCCTTAACCAGAAGGGCAATGTACGCCCATTCTCAGGCGGTAATGTGATTTTGGAAGAAATCATGTATGAAGATAGCTCTACTAACAACGCTAACTCTTATAGCGGATATGAAGTATTGAACATTGCACCAGATAGCCCTATTTCTGCTGCTCAGTACAAAATTGCTCAATACGCAGACTCAGTAACTATGTCTGGTCTTGAAATGTTGCAAAACAGCTCTAAAGAAGCAATCATTGACCTTTTAGATGGTCGTATGCAAGTTTCCGAAGCTCGTTTGCTTAACCGCATTTCTGGTGACTTGTATGGTGATGGTACTGGTAACGGTGGTAAGAACCTTGACGGTCTTGGCGCTGCTGTAGCTGCTGTTCCTACTACAGGAACCTACGGAGGAATTAATAGAGCTACTTGGACTTTCTGGCAGAACCAAATTACTACTGGTGCTACTTCTTCAACAACCATTCTTGCTGCTATGACTACTGCTGCTATTAAGCAGATTCGTGGTACTGACAAGGCTGACTTGATTGTTGCTGGTAATACTTTGTATGGTTACTATGTAGGCGCTTTGCAAGCTATTCAGCGTATTGCTGCTGAAGAGTCTGGCGCTGCTGGTTTCGCTTCCCTCAAATTCTACGGTGGCGGTACTTCTGCTGATGTGGTATTGGGTGGTGGTTATGGAGCACAAGAAACAGCTACTTATATGTACCTGTTGAACACCAACTACATTTTCTTACGCCCACACAAAGAGCGTAACTTTGTACCTATTGGTGGTGAGCGTCAATCTATTAACCAAGATGCGATTGTAAAATTGTATGGTTGGGCTGGTAATTTGACTACTTCTAACAGCTTCCTACAAGGCTTATTGACAGGTAGTTAATGGATAGGGGGAAACCCCTATTTATACCGTCTAATTAATTAATAAAGGAAATATATCATGGCATTTACAATTACTCCCCTGTCAGGGATTGACTTAAACGACACACAAACCGTTGCTGAAATGGCTTTGAATGGTGGAACATCACCAACATTTGGCCCACTCGGTGCAGAAATTTTTGCTTCCGATGGTAAGCGTTATGTTTGGGCTAAAGCTGGCTCAACTATCGCTGCTTCAACAGCAACTTGCTCTATCAATACTACGACTTTCGTAGCAACTGGTGGTGCTGGTCTATACGCTGGCCCAACAGTCGCAATGGCTTCAGGCGACTATGGCTGGTTCGGTGCAGCTTCTGTTTAATAGGTAAAAACTGTTAAATTGAAAATGTAGTAAAACTGGGACTTCCTCAAAAGGGGAGTCCCTTTTATTTTTTTATAACCCCCTAACCACTTAGGAGCATTAAAAATGGCAATAGATAGCGATACTCAAGGTGCAGATGCACGATTAGCAGTCCAATTCTATAAAAAAAGTCTTAAACAAGACATAGCTTCAGACGAAGCTGGTAGACCGATTTTTAAAGAATTTGATTTTGTCCGTATTATGATTCCTGGCGATAATTTGACAGAAATTGACACATACGCTCAAGAGTCCCATAAACAGCGTTTTCCACGCCAATGGGCGCATTATCAAAACCAAGTAGCAAACCATGAAGACATTGTTGGCACACCTTTAGAGCAATGGCCTCAAATTACTCGTAGCCAAGCCGAAGAATTGCGTGGACTAAAATTCCACACAGTAGAGTCTATTGCAGACTGTTCTGACCAACAACTTCAGCGTATTGGCATGGTAGCAGGGATGTCACCATATAATTTCCGTTTAAAAGCCAAGTCTTTTTTAAATTTAGCTAATAATTCAGCCGAAGTAGCACAAAGAGAAGCAGAAATGCAAGCACTTCGAGCAGAAAATGATAAAATTAAGGAAGAAACAGATGCGAAGCTGGCTGCTATGCAAGAGCAGATGTCAGCGCTACTTGCGGCTGTTGCGGAAAAAACTCCCAAAACACGCAAAACAAAAGTAGCCGAGGCTTAATATGTCCCAAACAATGCTCCAAATGGTGCAACAAACAGCAGCAGAGCTTAACTTAGCTGTGCCGTCTTATGTTGTAGGTAATACTTCACAAGATGTCCAACAAATTCTAGCCCTTATGAATGGCTCGGGTTATGACCTTTTGAAAGAGTATGATTGGCAAGCATTGCAGGTACAGTACCGCTTCTATACACAGTCTTTAACCGCCAACGCCACAACTGTCAATGGTTCGTATAACTTGACTTTTGAGGCTGGCACAGATTTAAGCGCTGTTACAAGCCAATGGCAATTAACAGGCTATAACATTCCGCAAGACACTTATGTAGTAAGCGCAAATAACACGACTAAAGTAGTCGTAATGAGCCAAATGGCTAGTGGTGATGGCGTACAGTCAGTCGTATGCGCTCAGACTGCCTATGACCTTCCTGCCGACTTTGAAACCATTACAGACCGCACTCAATGGGACAAGTCTAAGCATTGGGAAATGTTAGGGCCTGAAGATGCCCAACAATGGCAATGGCTAAAGTCTGGTTATATTTCTACAGGGCCTAGAGTTCGTTGGAGAATTCTTGACAACCAATTCCAAATTTGGCCTGTAATGAATACTAATGAGTATTTAGGCTGGGAATATAGAAGTAAAGGTTGGGCAAGAAGCGCTGCTGGGGATGTTAAAAACAGCTTTACTGCCGACTCAGACACTACCGTATTTGATGACCGTTTAATGGTTTTGTTTACCAAAATGAAATATTGGGGCATTAAAGGCTTTGACACTACCGTTGTTTCTCAAGACTACCAGCGTGTATTGACTATTGCCAAAGCTAATGACAAAGGTGCGCCTAACCTTTCATTTGCTCCTTACCCAAGTAAAGTGCTTATTGGTTACGCTAACATTCCTGACACAGGCTATGGCTCATAATGCTATTACAAAAAGCAAAACAAAATACTTCTAAAACAGCTTCTGTACCAGCACCTATTGGTGGCTGGAATGCTAGGGATTCCCTTGCAAACATGAGTCCTACAGACGCTGTACAGCTAGTAAATTGGTATCCTACGCCTACTGATGTCACTATGCGTAAGGGTTATACAGTCGTTTCTATTTTGACGACTTCTACTGGCGTAAAGACTATTGGTAGCATTACTTATGTCAATACAACAGCAACTTTAACGACTACTACAGCGCATGGTTTGACTACAGGTGCTTATGTGTCTATTACAGGTACAACTCCAGCAGCTTATAGCGGTGTATTTAAAATTACCGTTATTAGCACTACGGCTTTTGCCTACACAATGGTTAGTACACCTGCCAACAATGCTACAGTAGTAGGCACATATTTAAACCAAGCTACAACGCCTGTAAATTCGTTAATGAATTACACTAAAACTGTTAGTTATAACCTTTTTGGCGCTGCTGGCACAGACATTTGGGACACTAAACCTAACCCAGCAACTAAAGTATTTACTGGCATTTCTAGCGATAAATTGCAGTCAGTCAATATGACTAACACCGCAGGACACTTTTTAGTAGCTTGTAATGGTGTAGACCCTGTAATGATTTATGACGGTAGCGCATGGTTTTATGTAGCCACAACAACAACTGCTGCCACAATTAGCACAATTACCCATGTAGGCGCTGTAGCTACGCTTACTACCGCTACGGCACACGGCTTAGTAACAAACAATAGAGTCACTATTTCAGGTGCTTCTTCTAGCGAATACAACGGCACTTATGTCATTACTGTAACAGGGGCAAATACCTTTACTTACACAATGGCTTCAACACCTGCGCTTAACGCAACTGTAGTAGGGACTTATACCACTATAGGTATAACTGGCGTAAATTCAAATACATTTATTGGTGTAAACCTATTTAAAAACCGTTTATATTTCACGCAAAAAGACACATTAAACTGCTGGTATTTGCCAGTAGACTCTATTGGTGGCGCTGCTTCACCTCTTTATTTTGGCTCTATTGCCCGTAATTCTGGTTATTTGCAAGCTATGGGTACTTGGACTCTTGACGCTGGACAAGGCGCTGACGACTACGCTGTATTTGTAACCAGTATGGGCGAAGTCATTGTTTATAACGGTACTGACCCCTCTTCTGCAACTACATGGGCTTTAAAAGGCGTATGGCAATTAGGTCAAACCTTTGCAAGACGGTGTTTCTTTAAATGGGCTGGCGACTTGCTTTTATTGACTCAAGACGGCTTAGTACCCCTTGCTTCTGCTTTGCAGTCTAGCCGACTAGACCCTAGAATAAACCTGACTGACAAAATTTATTACCCTATTAGTCAAGCTGCAACCCTGTATTACAATCAATTTGGTTGGCAAATTAATTATTTTGCTTCTGAAAATATGCTTATATTAAACATTCCAGTTTCTAATGGAATAGAACAGTATGTAATGCACACCATTACAAAGTCATGGGCAAGGTTTACAGGTCTTCAAGGTTATGCTTGGGAAGTGTCTGGCGATAACGATATGCACTTTGGTAGTGATGGGTTTGTAGGCACTTTATATAGTGCTTTGTCTGACGATGGCGCAAATATTACCGCAACTGCACAACAAGCCTATAGTTATTTTGACACTCCTGGGCAGTTAAAACGCTTTACTATGGTAAGACCTATTCTACAGTCTACAGGTGGTGTACCAGCCGTTTTATGCGGTATTAGCGTGGATTTTGACACGCAAAGCCAATTAGGTGCGGTTTCATTTAACCCAACTACTCAAACAGAAGGCATTTGGGACACAAGTAAATGGGATGGTAGCGTATGGGCTGGTGGACTTATTACCACTAAAGTTTGGCAAGGAGTTACAGGAATAGGCTATACAGGCTCTGTAAACCTTAATGCTGCTAGTCGTAATATTGAATTGCATTGGGCTTCTACCGATTATGTAATGGAGTCTGGCGGTGTAGTTTGATATTACTTAATGAGCAAAGTCTTAAGGTTTGGGCAATTAAACATAAAATGCCTACTTCAGACGATGCACATTATTTAGGACAAGTATTAAATGGTGAAATTAGAGCAGTAGTTGTATATTGTGGTTTTTACGGTAAATCTTGCGTAATTCATGTAGGGTCAGAAGGGCAGCATTGGGCAACTAAAGACTTTCTCAAAGAGGTCTTTAATTACCCATTTAACACCTTGAAATTAAAGGTTATAATTGGCACAGTCGCAGGGAGTAATGAAAAAGCCCTAAGACTAGACCGACACCTTGGTTTCAAAGATGTTGCCATAATTCCTGACGCACACGAAGATGGAGATTTGGTCATTTTAGAAATGCGCCCCGAATATTGTAAGTGGGCATAAGGAGATAGTAATGGGTGCAGGTTCAACATTTACGCAGGGTGCTAACCCAAATACGACTAATCCGTATTCTGGGTCTACTAACCCTTATATTCAGTCCGCACAAGCTACTACATTAGGTAATTTGGCTGGCGCACAACAAGCCACACAAGCTAACCGCATAAACCAAAATACTCCATATGCAAACCTTAATTACACTCAAGGCGTAGACGCTAATGGTAACCCTACATGGACTGCAAACCAACAATTAGCACAACCTTTACAGTCTGCTTTAGGAAATATTCAAGGGCAATTAGCGCAAAATACTGGTAACCCACTTGACGCAAGTCAATACCAAGCACAACAAGTAGGTCAAGGCCCTCAATTTTCAGGTATTGGTAATGCTGCTAATTTACAAAACCAAGTACAAGGTACTGGCATGGAAGGCTGGGACAAAGCTACTCAACTTCTTAACCAACGCCTTCAACCACAAATGGCTCAAGCTGCTGAGTCTAATACTGCTGCTTTAGCTAACCAAGGTATTGTCCCTGGAACACAAGCCTACGAAAATGCAATGCGTACTTTTAACCAAGGTCAAAATGACTTACTTACCCAAGCACAATTAGCTGGTTCACAAGTGCAAAACACTATGTTTGGTCAAAACTTGGCTGCTGGTCAATTTGGCAACCAAGCAATTACACAACAAAATACTAATCAACTTGCTAACCTTGGGTTTAATAACCAAATGGGTCAGCAAGGGTTTGCCAACCAAATGGCAGGTACACAAGCTAATAATGCTGCTACACAGCAAAATTATGCAAACGCATTACAACAACAAAATATGCCTTTACAACAATTAGGCGCTTTTCAACAAGCTACAACACCAGGTTATGTAAACCCATACAGCCAAGCTGCTGTTGCTGGCCCTGATTACCTTGGTGCTTATAGCACTTCTAATGCACAACAAATTGCCGCACAAAACGCTGCCAATGCTAAAACTGCTAATACACAGGCAGGTTTATATGGTTTAGGTGGTGCTGCGTTATTAGGTGGTGGTGGTGTTGGTGGTTTAGCAAGTGGAATTGGTAGCGGGTTAGCTGGTTTAGCTAATTTATTTGGCAATAATTTTGGCAATAGTGGAATGACATTAGGAATGATTAATGGTGGAGTTACTGGAAACAATTATGACGCTTTTGGCAATTTAATTAGCTCTGGTAATGCTGCCCCTGCTGCTGCTGATTGGGCAAACGCATTTGGTGGTACTACTGGTATTGGTGGGTAACCAATAATGGCACTTTTTTTAAAAGACGGCGTTTGGAAAGACACAAGGACTGATGCTGCGCCCAATGAGGGCGGTTTTATAGATGACGCTGGACAAGTATTTAATGCCCAAGGTGAATATCAACCAGGAACTGGCGACCCTTCGTTAATTTTTAGTGGTGGCGCTGCTGTAAATGACCCAAATAGAAGTTTTGCACCTGACATTTTGGTTAATGGTCGCCCTGCTTCAGATAGTTTTTACGAAGCAAAAGGTGCAGTTGCCCCAAGTGCGGAGCAAATGGCGCAAACTTATGACCCTGCATTAGGTGGCGATTTCTTTTCACAAAACGCAACTCCTGCGGATACTGGACAAGGGTTAAGTGGTCTTGCTGGTTTTATTAGGGGTCATGGTTACATGGTTCCTTTAGCTTTAATGACTGGTGGACTTGCTATTGAAGCGGCAGGTGGACTTGGCGCTGCTTCTGCTGGTATTGGTGCTGGTACTGAAGGGGCTGCTTATACAGGGGCTGGTGCTGCTGGTGCTGGTGGTGGTGCAGGGGCTGGCACTTTAGCTGGTCTTGAAACCACAGGCGCTGGTGGTTTATCTGGTGGCGGTGGGTTTGTACCTACTGCTGGTAGTGGCGCAAATTTTGGAATTGATGTTGGCGCTAATTATGGTTTAGCTAGTGCAGCAGCCCCTCTTGAAACTACTGGTGCTGGCGGTTTAACTGGCGGTGGTGGTTTTACTCCTGCTGTTGATAGCGGTGCAAATTTTACAATAGACCCTACTGCAAGTTATACAACTGCTGGCGCTCCTGCTGTAAATGCCCCTATTGGCGACCAACCTGGCGATTACCCAATGCCAGGAGAGGATGGTACAGCTTCCCAATGGACTCCGTCAAATATTAATCCGCAAGATGTTACAAATTTACTAGACTATAACGCTTCATTAAACCCAAGCACTTCACTTACTGACATATTAAAAACTGCCAATCAAGTAAAACAAGGTGTAAGCACAGCTAGTGCAATAGCTAAATTGTTAGGTGGTACAGGTAGTGGCACAACTGGTGGTACTACAGGCACTACAAGCAATGCAAATTTAAGCGCACTTGCAAACCTTTTAAAACCTGCTGCCCAAACAAATAATTATGTTGGTCAAATTAAAGCAAACCAAAACCCTTTTACATTTACCTCTGCTGGGCAAACTTTAGCTTCGCCAGGAATGTATGATGTTTCTGGCTCAAACTTAGCAAACGCATTAAGGAAAGCATAATGGCACTTACTCCTGAACAACAAGCATTAGACTATAACCCTGAATTACAGGATGTTAGCCGCCAAAGAAAGTTGGCTGAATTGCTAATGGCTCAAGGTATGCAACAACCACAAGGTCAAATGATTAGTGGTCGCTATGTTGCCCCTTCTTGGTCGCAACAGTTAAACCCTATGGCTAATATATTAGCAGGACAAGCTATTGGCGAAAGAGCAGACACTAAACAAGGGCAAATGGCACAAGCATTACGCATACAAGGAAATGCTGCGGTACAAAAAGTTATGGAAGCATATAAGGAGTCTCCACAATTAGGTTTAGAAATGGCTTCTTCTCTTTCTCAATATCCACAAGTTAAAGAATTGTTGCCACAACTTGCTAAAACTGGTTTTCATGAACCTACCGCAGAAGTGCAAAACTTTCTTTATGGTCAAAAAGTACCTGAATTTACAAATTACCAAGAGCGTCAAGCTAATCTTAAAACGCCTAAAACTTCTATATATAACACTATGCCACCTGCCGAATCTGAATATGCAAAAACTTTTGGCGCTGGTGTTGCTAAACAAGATTTAGCATTAAAAGATATTGCTGAGTCAGCACCTGGCGTAATTGCAAATGTTGGTAGACAAAAAGAATTACTTAAATCAGATAAAGTAATTACAGGATTTGGTGCAGAACCAAGGCTTGCATTGGCTCAATTTGGACAAGCTATTGGTGCTGGCGGTAAAAATGCTGATGAATTGGTTACTAATACTCAAACATTATTAGCTGGTCGTGCTGGTGCTACTCTTGATGCTATTAAAACTTCTAATTTGGGTTCTGCACAAGGCTTTTCTAATACTGACCGTGATTTCTTAGAAAAAGCTAAATTAGGTGGAATTAAATATACTGCTCAATCATTGGCAAAACAACTTGATTTGGAAGAAAAAGTTGCAAGAGCAGGTGTTGATAAATGGAATACTCGTTTAAAAGAATTACCAAAAAGTGCTTCAGCACCTATTAATACAAGCCCAGTTTCAATACCACCACAAACCAATGTAGTTGATTACAATTCATTGAAATAAGGAATAATATGGATGTTAGGCTGCCAAATGGCACAATAATTACCAATGTTCCTGAAGGAACTACTAAAGCAGAATTAGACGCTAAATTGTCAGCAAATGCTCAATCTTTGCCGCAAAATGCTGAAGATTTAGCTGCTGGTCGCACCGAAAGTTTGTTAAATCCACAAGCTAATGAGCGCAATATTCCTGCTGTATTAGCACAATCTGTAGGTAAAGGTTTTGCCAATATTGGTGATATTGTTGCTGGCGCACCTGAAAACTATAAGCGTTTATACCAATATGGCGCAGGTAAATTACAAGGGCAAGATGTTGAAGCTCCTAGAGGCGCAACACCTATTACAAACCTTTTGGTCAAACATGGAATATTTAGTCCTGAAAGAGAACCTAATACTCCAATATTAAAAGCTGCTGACTTTGCTGCTCAAGTAGCTGCTCCTGGAAGCATTGGTAAAATTGGTAGTATTCCTTCTTACCTTACAAGACAAGCAGAAAACATAGGTCAAGGACTTCTTGGTGGCGCTGCATTAGAAACCGTCAAAGGTGCTGGTATTACAAACCCATTAGCAGAGCAAGCTGTTGCATTTGGCGCTATGGCTGCTCCTGGTGGCGTGTATTCCATGAGAAATACACCTTCTACTGTTGTAAACCAAGCAATGCGTAATTTAAACCCTGCACAATTAGCGCAAGCACAAGCATTGGTAGACAGGTCTATTAAGCTAGGAAGCCCAATTACAGGTGCAGAAGCTATTTCTCAAGTTGCTGGTGGCAGTAAATTGCCTTCAATTCAGCGTTATGTAGAAAATGTACCTCGTGGGGAAGCGTCTAATATTATGGGCGAATTCATGGCTGGCAGACCGCAAGCTAATGAAAATATGATGGCTAATGCTTTGCGTCAAATTAGCCCTACAGCCCCTACAGCAGCTATTCCAAGTCGTATGCAAACTGCTGGAGAAAACCTTATAAAAGGTGCTGAAAAAAGTCTTTCACAAAATGTTAAACCACTTTATGAACAAGCTGGTAATGTAAGTGTTTACCCAGCACCAAGCATTTTAACAAACCCTAAAATTTCTGATGCAGTTAAAGCAGTTAGAAGTACCTCTGAATATGGTGTTAAAGGCGCACCAATAAATTCTTTTGAAACTTTAATTGCTGCTAAGAAGTATTTAGACGACCAATATGCTGGTCAAATGACTGCAACTACTGGTTTAAAAAAAGGTGCTGCTGGTGTAACGGGACAAGCTGTTAATGAATTAAGTAATTATTTAAAAACTAATTCACCTGAATATGCTAAAGGCGCAAAAATGTATCAAATTGCGCAAGAACAACAAATTCAACCTTTAAAACAAGGTTTAACAGGTGCTATTGCAGAAACAACTGGTATTCCAGAGCAAATGATTGGGCAACAAAGTGGCATATTAGCCCCTAAAAACCCTAAAGCTACATTCCCAGAAGATATTAAGCGTACTGTTGAATTGTTGCGTAGAAAAGACCCAACTGTAGCTGCGGACTGGACTCGTGCTGAATTGCAAGGTACTTTTGACAAAGTTGCAAGAGACAAAGTTACTGGTGGTAACCAATTTGGTGGCGCTAATTTTGCCGCAAATATTACTGGAAATAAAGCGCAAAAAGACAATTTGCAAGCATTGGTTGAAGCCTCTTCTGGTAAAGACTCATGGAAAGGCTTTGAAAATATGCTTGAAACCATGCAAGCACAAGGCCAGCGTGTACCAGCAGGTTCAGCAACAACCTTTAATAATTTATTGACTCAAGAAATGGAGTCAGGCGGTAAAGGTGCATTTATGAAATATGTTACTTCTTTGCCAACAATGGCTAGAGAAGGCATACAAGCCTGGGAATTAGGTAAAAATACTCAAATGCTTGCTAAAATGCTAACTGACCCTAAAACTGTTGAAAAGTTAAATGAATTGGCAAAAACTAAGCCAGATTCAAGAAAGTCAAGAAATATTGTTAATAGTGTAGTTGGTGGTTATGTAGGTCAAAAACCAGAATTAACCCCAGAGGAGAATAAATAATGAGTAGAAACGGTAGCGGAGTATTTAACCTTCCCGCAGGTAACCCAGTAGTAACAGGTACTACTATTACAAGTAGCTGGGCTAACACAACTATGCAAAACATAGCTGACGGACTTACTCAGTCTGTTTCAGCAGACGGACAAACACCTATGTCAGGGGCTTTAAACATGGCAACAAACAACATTAATAATGTTGGTACATTAACAGCCTTAACAGGCATCTTTGGCGGGACATACTAAAATGGCAGCTACAAATTTCACACCAATTTCTTTGTACTACAGCACTACTGCTAGTACAGCCCCTACGGCAGGTAACTTAGTTGCTGGCGAATTAGCTATAAACACCGCTGATGGAAAGTTGTTTTACAAAGACTCTAGCGGAGTAGTACAAACATTAGCTACTAAAGGCGGTGTAAATGGCACTTCTACTGGTCAAGTATTGTTTAACAGTTCAGGCGCTATTGGTGGCTCAAACAATTTATTTTGGGACATTACTAACGGTAATTTAGGTATTGGTACTGCAACTCCGTCAGGATTTTTAGGTAACAAACTTGTTATAGCAACCGGCGGTACAGCTAATGAAGGAATGACAATTTACAGTAGTAGTAATAATGGCTCTATTTGGTTTGCTAAAGCAACAACTGGCACAGGGCGTTATCAGGGTGGTATTGATTATCAACATTCTACTGATAAATTGTATTTTTATAGTGCCACTCAAGGCAATATGGTTTTAGATAGTTCTGGTAATTTAGGTATTGGTACTAGTAGTCCTAGTCATAAGCTAACAGTTACAGATACAGGAACAGCTTATATTGTTTCTAAAGGAGCATCTGGACAAGCTGCATATTTAACTGCTTGCTCAAACGCAAATACAGTTGGCACAAGTTCATTTGATTTTATTCAATCAGCAGATGGCTCTGGAAATATATATGTAAGACAGGCGCAGCCAATGATTTTTGCCACCAACAACACAGAGCGTATGCGTATTGCGTCTAATGGCATAGTAACTATGTCAGCTTATGGGGCTGGTGCAGCAACATTTTCTGCGGCTGGTGTTATTAGTTCTGTATCTGACGAAACATGGAAAATAAAAGATGGTGTTCCAGTTAATCCAGATGCAATGTTACAAAAACTAGAGCCAGGATATTGGTTTTACAATGAAGAAAAATCGCCAATTTTTGGAGCAGACCGACAATTAGGTTTTTATGCTCAAAATGTGCATAAAGCTATTGGTAACGAAGCTGCACCTACACCCGAAGAAGGAAAGCCTTGGGGTTATTACGATAGGTCAGTTTTAGCAGTTGCTGTTATGTCATTAAAAAATGCTTTATCTACTATTGAAGAATTAAAACAACGAGTAGCAACATTAGAGGCTAAATAACCACGAAAGGAAATAACATGGAAAACATTAAAAAAAACCAAGTTACTATTGACGATGTAGAGTACCATTTTGAAGATTTAAAACCAGAAGAACAACAAATGGTAAATCATTTGATTGATTTGGATAGAAAGTTGGGCGGTATGCAATTTAATCTTTCTCAATTAGAAGTAGGAAAGCAAGCATTTCTTTCTTTGTTGCGTGAGTCATTAGCTAAAGAGGTGGTGCAATGAATTTCACCTTTACATGGATATTAGACAAGTTTGGCTTTCAAGCTAAACCAGCTTTTGACTTTCCTGTTAAACCAGCCGCCAAAAAAGTTGCCAAAAAAGCCACTAAAGTTGCTGCTAAGAAAACAAAAACAACTAAAAAGTGAGTAATTTTGTGGAAATTGACCCTGTAAAATTTGGCGTAACTTGGCAAAAAGTAGAAAACATGGAGTACGAGGTAGCTGAATTACGCAAAGATGTTAAGCAACTACTTGAGTTAGCCAATAAGGGTCGTGGAGGCCTGTGGGCTGGCATGATGGTGGTTTCTGCTATTTCAGCTTTTGTTGGGTTTATTAGCCATTACATTACAAGCAAATGAAATCACGGACAATGTGGTTTTCCTTGTTGCTTGTAGTGTTTGGCGCACTATTAGACAACTTTTCCTATTTACAGTCAGTTATTGACCAAAGGTACTATGGCATTATTCTGGTTATTATTGGTGTCATTGTTGCTGTATTGCGCTTTCTCACTACTGGGCCTTTAAAATGACATACATAATTTATTTATTGTTAGTCCCTATTAGCTTGTTATTAACGCTTATAGCAGTCATTCTAGCCCCCCTACTGCCTTTGTTTGCAGTACAGAAGCTGTGGTGGTGCGACAATCACTCCTATCAAGCTGTAGGCCCTGTTTTACCAACATGGTTAAATTGGTTTCAAACCCCTGACAACACGCTTAATGGTGACGCTACTTTTCAGCTTGCAAATGGCATAAGCTATTGGGCAAAAGTAAAATGGCTTTGGAGAAACCCTGCGTATTCTTTTGCTTTGCGGTATTTAAATAACCCTTATTACACTCAAGTTTGGGGCGATAAAACAATTAAGGATAACGACAATGCGAAAGAAGGCTGGTGCTTGGTTCACGCTAATGGATTATTTCAATTTACTCTTGTTGCCCCTATTGGTTTTAGTCGTTGCGTGTATGTTAATTTGGGGTGGAATGTGCGTGGTTTGGTCGATGTCAATGTCAATCCTAAACCGCAAGAATGGCAAGCAACCTTTGTATTTTCGCCTAGAGTGAGTGGTTTTCGCTAATGTTTCCATTACCTATAAGCACCTATATTTACGCTGGTTTAATACTTTTAAGCGTTATTGGTTTTAGTTATGGTCGGTATGAGCATAACAAATATGTGACTTTTAAAGCCGAAGTAGAAGCTATAGCTATTAAACAACAAGCTCATGTAGAGTCTATAACTAAACAACAAGCCCTAGTTACTAAAGGAATTGAAAATGAATACAATGCGAAACTTGCTCTTTTGCGGAATTATTATGCTAACGGGGTGCGCAACCCCAGTAGCGGTGCAATGCCCAACTTTTCCAATGCCACCCCAGGTTTTAATGATTTCACCGCCAACGGTTTACTTGTTAAATGTGCCGAAACAACCCAGCAATTAGTCAGTCTACAAGAATGGTTAAACGAGCAAATGGGAATTAAATGACAGGAAACTTTAAAGCGTGTTTAGACTTAGTATTAAAGTCAGAAGGTGGTTGGGTAAATAATTCCCAAGACCCTGGTGGAGAAACAAACTTTGGCGTTACTAAGCGTGTATGGGAAGAATATGTAGGACACCCTGTAGAAAGCCTTAAAAAGCTAACTAAAGAAGAAGTAGCACCTTTGTACGAATTAAAATACTGGAGGCCTTGCTATGGAGAAATATTATTTAGGGGACTCGACCTGCTTAGTTTTTCAATGGGTGTTAATGCAGGGCCAGGTAGAAGCGTTAAATTGCTTCAGCAATCTATTGGACTCGTACCTGACGGAATTATCGGCCCTAAAACAAGAGAACTTATTTCCGCCAGTAATAGTGCAACTCTTATCACTAAATTCTCAGAGGTACGCAGGGAATACTACCGTGCATTAAAAACATTTCCTATATTTGGCAAAGGCTGGCTTAGCCGTGTAGACCACGAAGAAACCGAAGCCCTACAAATGGCTAAAAACGGCTAGTAGCGCCCAAATACCCACACGACAATACCTAACCCTATAAGTACCCCAAAAATCACCCACAGGTGGCTGTATTCGTTTCGTAGAGGCATTTCTAATGCTGTAGCATAGTCAGCGTCTTTAAACGCCTCAGAAGTGCTACTGTAGCTTTTCCCTACCATACCAAATGACCGTGTACTCATAACTTCTCCCCCATTTATATTAACCGTAAAACTACCGTTTTTTTCGCTTATTAACATTTTTTTCCTGTTCAATGTATTGACGCAAAATACTAATAATTCCAGCTTCTACCAATATTCCTAGACCTTCAGCGTCAAAATGTACTAATGCGTCTGCCGAGCCGTCTTTATTTTCTTTAATTATTTCTATTTGAATATTCACTTCTCCTGTGCCTTTCTTATCGCATTTGGGTGAAACTGCCCATGCCCTTCAGGGCTATCTTCCATGCCCCTAATTACCAAATTTCTTTTTTCTCCACATACACAGCAAACTTCTACCCTTTGTGGTGGCATAGAGCAAAGCATTGTATTTGTTGAGTGCCAACAATGTGTGTGAGCATTCATTCTTGTGCCTTTCTTAGTATTGCTTTAGCAAAGTCTTGTATGTCTTTCATGCTTGATTTCAATGTTGCATCTTTTCGCACATCATCCCAAGTATTTGCTATTTCCTCATCTGTTAGTGTCTTTGCTGGATGGGTGTAGAGTGGTTGCCAACCACCACCATAATTCTTAAACGACAAACTGCTATCGTCTGCGTTGTACCACGCTACTGGTTCATTGTTCATTTATTTAACTCCATAGCTTTTTCAAACTTTTCTTTCCAATACTCTATTTCTTTTGCTTGTTTGCGTAGCATGGCGGCTGCTTTGCCAACTAAATACTCAGGTGTGTAGGGTTCAACTCTACTTGCATCTAATTCATCGGCCAATTTATTTGCGTTCATTGTTTTTCCTTTAAGGCTTTGAGGTAATTTTTAAGGGCTTTGTCATCATCTTGAAATATTCTGTCAAATAACTCCCGAGTTGGAACTCTGGCGGTATGCGCCTCAAAAGTGCCGTGAAATACATAGTAAGAAAATGCCCTACAAGCCCATTCGTAAGCCCTACAATCGTCTGCTTGGTCGCATTTGTCACAAGGGGCTTCACCCTCAAAGACTCGTCTTGTGTAGCTTTCCATTAGGCTGACTGTGCGTAAAGCACATCGTCAAACTTTTGCCACAAATTAAGCGCTATTACCATTTCTGTAATGTCATTGTCGCCAATGTAAGCGTATGTTATTTCATCGTTATAACCACGCAACTCAACTTTTGTATTGCCAAGAATTATTGAGTCAATGTAATGTCCGTCTTTCATAATTTCCCCTTTAAAGACTGTAGTTTCTTCTTAATTACAAGGGGTTTATATAAGGACATACCCTAATGTGTTTTTATACAGTATAAATTGTATTAATACTTAAATAAGTATACAAATATCGGACAACCGCCTTAAAAAAATAATGGTGTAAGTGCATGAAATTTCAAGAAAAAGTCATGCAAAAATAGGACATTGACAAGTATAACAAAGTAAATTTTGGGGCAATAACAAAGTAAATAAAAAGTTTCCCAAACGGGCAATTTTGATGAAAAAGTGTGCAAAAAATTAAAAATATTCCCGATAGGGGTATTTTGTAAGGTTTAGTAAAAAAATTACTAGCAAAATAAAAAATTGTCTAGTAACACACATTAGGTTAGCGTGTAAAAAGTATGTTAAATGACTCATTAATAAGTCAAAACTTTACAATTCCATGTCTACAACTTTACAATTATCCGCCAAAACTTTACAAAAATGTCTACAACTTTGTTGATATGTATACTTTTTGTCAATAACTATACACATAGGTATCAATATGTATATCAAATTAGTACCTATAGGTAACAGGGCTGTATTTGGCAGTTACTAGCTATTAGGTGGAAAGCCGCAAAAACCCTAACTTACTGCATCCTACATTGGCGGCTTAACGCCCAAAAAATTAGGTGGGGGCGGTCTGCACGGACAGACATGGTAGGCGAAAGGGGAAAACGCCTCGCCCCCGTTGTTTAGTTTAAACCACTTTTCAGTTTGTAAATTTTAAGTAATGCTAAAAACATTTCGTAGCCATCACGAAGGTCTTGCTCTTTATGCTCGTATATTGCTACCTCGCCAGTTTCGCCATTAATGTAAACATTCGCACACCTAGCAGTAGGCGCTAAAACTTCTCTGTAGGCCGCAAGCTGTAGTGTATGCTCTAAGTAGGGTGTTAGTTCACCAGGGCTTTTTTCTGTCGTCTTGAAGTCAATAACAACCCCACCAAAGTCATGCTTTGGCTTGCAATATAAATCGCACTTTCCACCATAGCCTTCTTGGTTTACTAGACTCTGTTCAGGAATCCATAGCTGCGCCCCAAAATGAGCCGTTACAGCGTCATCTACCTTGCGGACATATTCAGGTATTGCTGGTAGGTATTCTTGGCTGTAGAAGCTCTCTAAGAAGTCGTGTATTTGAGTGCCCCTAGCCATAGCGTCTTGGGACTTTTTCTTAGACAAGTCCAATATGCGACTAATGTAGTCTTTTTCTTCTTCTTGCAGACCCCTTGGATTTTCCGCAGCCGCTTTAATGGCCTCTGTTTGAAGCCATGTATTTAGCCCATCTTTAGACAACTGCCCATTTATGGTGGACACAGACGGTACTAAAGTACCTGGAGCTGCTTTAGCATCACGCAAAGTAACATTTCGCTCTTTGCCGTTTTTACCAGTCATGGTGTAGCGTGGTGCGCCAGTTAAGGCGCAGTACCAATGTTGTGACATATTTTCCCCTTTGTACTGCTTAGTTAAGTAATTCTAAAATTGCTTCTCTGTCTATGTCATTTAAACAACAGTCTGCACAAACTTGTATTACATCACGCAGGACAGTTGCTAAGTCATTAACCTCAAATGCTATTAACTGCCTTTCCTCGTCTACCCCAAAAGGCTCAGTAGAAATAATGGCTTTGTCGCCAATAACATCTTTAATTTGACTTAGCATATTCATTTCCTCAAAACGGCAAGTCAGAGTCTACAATTTCGTCTGACCCTGCTGGCTTAAATGCTTTGGCTTCTTTAGCTTTGCCAATAGATACGCTAAAGAATTTCCCTTTAGTGCCTTCCTTAACCCACGCAGATAGGTAACATTCACTTCCATTGACCATAATAGAGCCTGTATAGTCTGGGTGATTTTCCGTTGTTTTGCGGTCATTTTTGAATAGCGAGCCGCTACCCTCTTTTGGTATGTAAGCCATTAAATTTCCTTTGCTTTTACTACTGGTTTAGGTGACGAAGCGGCATTACCGTCATCGTCTGCTTGTACTACTCCAACTACTGCTGCCAATGCGTACCTACGCATATAAGTTAAACAACTACCAGCGCCTTGTGCGTCAGGCTTTGTAACAGGTACAGACATTTCTTGGCTAATGTATTCGCCAGACTTATGGCTAATAATGGTTGTTAAAGACATAGACTTGTCCAAGTCTGAATAAAGACCTGGAAACTGCATAACTGCCAACCCATTCGCAGAAAGAAGCTCACGACAAGCGCCCCAAACAGACTCAAGGTCAGCATACTTAGACTTAAAAAAAGGGTTAGCTGAGTCTTTAACCGCATGGGACATTTTTCCTTGTACTGTAGACAAAGCTAAAGTTAAATTTGCAATAGAATCAGACTGGTTCATTTTTCGCCCCTAATTGATGGAAAAGAAGCCAAAGGATTGCCAAAAATATTAGCAAAAGTATTAACTACATCTTGTAACAATGGGTCTACATGGCTATTGCGTTTTGGTTTGCCACAGGCTTGGCGAATACAGTCCACTTGCTCTTGGCTTAATTCACCGCCAAATTCCATGTCGTCAAGTGCTGACTCTAAGAATTCTTCATGCTCAAGCATTAATTGGTTTAATTCAGACATTTAAGTTCCCCTTAAAAATATACCAACATTGGTATAAGTAATACTTTAACACAAGCAAACAAAAAAAGCGAAGTCTTTGCAAATAAACAACAAATAAGTTAAACTTGGTGAATGGACACAAAATTAAAACTTACCGACACCGCAATTATTGACCTTTTGGGTGGGACTTCAAAGGTAGCAAAAATGTGCAGAGTAGACCCAGCAGCCGTGTCTAATTGGCGCATTAGGGGAATACCAGCCGACAAATATATGTTTTTGGGCGCAAGAATAGAAACCGAAAGTCATGGGCTTGTAACTCGTCAAGACTTATTTCCCAAAAACTATTTTTTAATATGGCCTGAATTGTTGCCAAAAAGCAACGCATTTATACAAATAGAAGACTAATGCTTAAATTACCTAGCGTTACCATTTGTGCTATAGACTCGGTTCAGCCTGACAAAGCCAAAAAAGCCATAGAAAGAAGCAAACGACACATTGAATTTGGTGGCGAATTATTTATTGACCACATGAGTATTAACGGTCGGCAAGCGTATAGCAAATTTGTGCTTCAAGAGCTACATAAATACATTCATACGGACTTTGTTTTAATAGTGCAATGGGATGGGTGGGTCATTGACGCAAACGCTTGGCAGCCTCAATTTTTAGACTACGACTACATAGGGGCAGTATGGCCCTGGCATCCTGAAGGACTGCGTGTAGGTAATGGGGGTTTTTCGCTACGAAGCAAGAAGTTGTTGCAATTATGCGACACTCCGCAGTTTAAATACAACGACAAAAATGAAGATGACCTAATATGTCATTTTAACCGTGACTACTTGGTTAGCAATGGAATTAAGTTTGCCCCCGAAGAATTAGCAAGGTATTTTAGCTATGAAAGGGAGTTGTCAAACTTGCAAACCTTTGGTTTTCATGGAGATTTTCACATGAGTAAATACTTGTAGTATTATTGCAGTCCGCACTCCAGGCGTACTAAGCACCTAAATCGGTGGCGTGGAAGAAAAGATAGGCGAGTGATGCACCCCAACTTTGCCTAGTAGCGTTAAATGGCGACTACACAAGATTTTAGGGACAAGGTGATACAAGACCTTTAATCGACTGAACATTAACCTCGGTAGGACTAGGTGTCAGTATTTCTAAGACATTGGGTCAGTTGATAGTTTCCTATCACCCTTGGTCAAACTATGTCGTAAATTTGCAACTAAGGGTTTGTCATAGGTGACAATGGCAAAAAACAAGAAGAAACTGGTATTACTCAATAACGAGTAAACATTTAAGGGGAATTAAATGAAAGACTTTATAGGTAGTTGTTTATTAGGTTTTGTATTAGCAGCTATGTTTGTCTACGGCATACCTGCTCAAGCACAGACTTACCCAGTAACTGACGCTAGAGGTTATAACCAAGGCACAGTACAAATTAACGGCAACACCGCACAATTTGTAAACCCTATGGGCTACACCACTCAGACTGCTACAATATACCCTAACCAAGTCGTAATCACGACACCAAACGGTTATACACAAAGCGTTGTTGGTAACACAGGTTACACAGTACCACCTAGCCCACCAACACCGTCAAGTCCAAGGGTGTTGCAATGAAAATAGCCACCATTAGCCATAATCCAAAACAAAGAGTAACAACATTTAATTTGTCAGATGATTATGAAAATTTAAACAATACTATTAAGCTAGATGTTTTAAATAATATGCTTGCAGGTTTACAAGCGGAAATAGGTAAACAAATAGAAATAGTAATTAAGGAATAGGAATGTTTGATGAATTCTGGTCTTTATATCCACGAAAAATTGCTAAAGCAACTGCAAGAAAAGCCTGGGCAAAATTGTCCGCAGAACAACAACTTATGGCTGCAAAAGCTATTGACACACATTGCCAATACTGGAGTGCAAAAGAAACCGAGTTAGAGTTTATACCTTACCCTGCTACTTGGTTAAACAATGAGCGTTGGGAAGATGAATTAGTAATTGAGCCGAAAAAAGAAAAACAAAGTAAAGAATGGATGTTTAGTAATGAAGGCATTGAAGCTAAAGCTATGGAGTTGGGAATTATGGGTAACGGTTACGACACCTATGCAAGCCTCAAAGCTAAATGTATGAGCAAGCTAAACATAAGTGCGCTGTAAGGCAATTATGCAAGTGGCGGCATAAATGGGGTTTAAATAAATTTAGACTTTATATAAGCAAGCATAATTTTGACGAACAACTTTTGCGTGATTTTTATGACCAGTACCAACTGGGTAATAAGGGAGAAACAGGATGTTGGAAAAATACATTGTCGCAGCAACAGGGCTTGGGTATTTAGTCGTAGGACTAGCGCAATACGCTAAAGGCTCAACTTCTAATGGTTTAATTTGGGTTGGTTATGCTGCGGCCCAAGTCGGTCTATGGATGAACCTTAAATGAATTACGACCCTAATGACGCTATTGACTTTATTTTTAAAACAGCGCCCCTATACGCAAAAGCAAAAGGCCATTTAGCCCAATTCGAGGCATTTAAACATTCTTTAAAAGCCATTGAAATGGCTAAGTCAGAAGCTCATACTATTGGCGGCAAAGAAATAGACGCTTACAAGTCACAGGCTTACCAAGAGTTATGTGAAGCCATTGGCATGGCGACAGAAGAAACAGAAGCACTACGCTGGCAATTAGAAGCCGCCAAAATGCGTTTTGAAGCATGGCGCAGCCAAGAAGCAAGTAATAGAAACATAGACAGGCTAACCAAATGACAGACTATTCTGAAAACTATTTACGCATACAAAAACTATTAAAGTGCTACCACAACGCTACCCTTAAGAAACAATACGAAAAAGCTACGCTAATAGCCCATGACTTAGCAGAAGAAACTATAAAACTAGAGTTTTCTACTTACGCCCAAGTAAAGCAACAATGGCTCAAATAATGCGTAGCACCCCTACTCATATTGACTATGGGGACTTTGTTGGTTTGTTGCCTACCTCGCCAGGCTTTACGCCAAGCAATGTAGACGGAATTGCCGAAAGAAAAGGCAAGTTTTTAATAATGGAATGGAAACGCCCTAATGAAAGGTCAAGTAAGGGCCAACAATATATGTTGCAAGCATTGGCAAGCAAACCTGACTTCATTGTGCTTATTATTCGGGGCGATACCGACAATGGTGTAAGCATGGGTAATTATTACCTTGTGCAACCGCAAGGTGGGTGTATATTAATTGGGAATGGCTTTGAGTCTTTTAAAGCCTATTACAAAC